TTGCACAACCACAATAAAGTGTTGTAATATAGTCACAACCTACCGTTGGGTTCAGCGGGTCAAATCTTGGAGTTATCCATGTCAGAAGCAAATGTAGCAGAACGTTTGGCATCAAACGTTGTAACAAGTGAAAATGTAGTTGAATGGAATGTTAATAAGTTAGGTTTAGCTACCGAACCGGCCCAAACTGCGGCTGAAACCGTTGAGGAAACTCCAGTTTCAGAGCCAGTAGCCGAAGAAGGTCAGAGTGAACCAGCCGTAACTGAACAGGAAACGACCGAAACAGAGGAACGAAAACCCAACCCCAAGTTGGAAAAGCGGTTTTCAGAGTTGACCAAAGCACGTAAAGCGGCAGAAGAATCAGCCGCCCAAGAACGTGCCGCTAGGGAAGCGCTGGAAGCACGTTTGCAAGCTTTAGAAGGACAGCAATCGAATAAGAAAACGAATGAGGTCAATACAAAGCCACAACCTGATGACTATGCAGATGCGTTTAGATACGCTGAAGCTTTAGCCGAATGGTCAGCAAACGAAGCAGTAGCAAGACGTGAACAGGAAATAAAGCAACAAGCTGAACAGGCCAAGCAACAAGAAGTAATGAAAACTTGGCAACAAAAGCTTGAAGCAGTAAAAGCTGAATTACCTGATTACGAAGATATGGTTGCATCATCAACCGTTGCTGTAAGTGATGCGGTGCGTGATGCGATTTTGGAAAGTGATGTTGGTCCACGGATTCTGTACGAATTAGCTTCAGATGATGAACTGGGTGCCAAGATTGCAAACCTATCTACTGCACAAGCTTTGAAAATGATTGGTAAGTTGGAAGCGAAGTTTGAGGTGCAAACCGAAGAACCAGCTAAGAGTAAGCCTGTTGCGGTGAAGTCTAATGCACCGAAACCTATTAATCCTATTCGTGGGACTGGCAGTCAAAGCGTATATACAGATGGCGAACAAATCGACTATCAAGCTTGGAAAGCCGGCCGCAAATTAGGAAAGATTCGTTAAGGTAACAATTTAATTTATCCTTAAAGGAATTAGTATCATGGCAAATAATTTATTGACGATTTCAAAAATTACTAATGAAGCTTTGATGGTTCTAGAAAACGAACTAACATTTACTTCTGAAGTTGACCGCAATTATGATGATCAGTTCGCTGTCGTTGGTGGAAAAATTGGCGCAACCGTTAACGTAAGACGTCCTGGACGCTTCGTAGGTGCGACAGGTCCCGCCCTTTCGGTCGAGGATTTTAACGAAACTTCTGTACCAGTAACATTGACAACCCAATTCCAAGTTGCGACCCAGTTCACAACCCAAGATTTGGCATTGTCTTTGGATATGTTTTCGGACAGAGTTTTGAAACCCGCTGTAGCAACTATTGCAAATAAGATGGACCGTGATGGTTTGTTGATGGCTAAAAACAATACCGCTAACATCGTTGGTACTGCTGGTACTGCACCAACTGGTTTGATTACCTACTTGACAGCCGCCGCTTACCTTGATTCTGAAGGTGCGCCACGTGACGGTCGCCGTAGCTGTATCGTTGAACCATTCACATCAGCAACTATCGTTGATAGCTTGAAAGGTTTGTTCGTTCCACAAGAAGCAATTGGCGAACAGTATCGTAAAGGCTTGATGGGTCGGGATTCCGGCGGCATGAATTGGAAAATGGACCAAAACGTTCAGGCACAAACTTTCGGTAGCTACTCAGGTGCTACATTGTCTTGTAACGTTACAACTGCAACTGGCTTCTTGACTTCAGGTTGGGCGCAAACTTCTACCATCACTATTGGTGCTACAAGTGCGGCCGCTACATTGAACCAAGGTGACACATTCACCATCAACGGTGTATATGCAGTTAACCCACAAAACCGTCAAGCTTACGGTTCAGGCAAACTACGTTCATTCGTAGTTACTTCAGCCGTGTCTATCAGTTCTGGTGGTACTGCTTCTGTTACTGTTTCCCCAGCAGTTATTACCGCTGGTCAGTTCCAAAACGTTAGCGTAACTTCAACTGGTTCACAGACTGTTAATCCTTTCAACAACACCGGTACAACTTCTTCACAAAACATCATCATGCACCGCAATGCGTTTACGCTTGCAGTAGCTGACCTTGAGTTGCCTGAAGGCGTTCACTTTGCTGGTCGTGCATCTGATAAGGAAATTGGTTTGAGTATGCGTGTGGTTCGCCAATATACAATTAATAACGATTCCATTCCTACACGTTTGGATGTGTTGTATGGCTGGGCACCACTCTACCCAGAACTCGCTTGCCGTGTTGCATCGTAAGCATTAATTAGTGGGGCCTAAAAACCCCACTTTTTTAAACCAAATTAAAGGAAATAATCATGAGCAATCCAGGACCAGCATCAACCCAAACGATTCACCCATCAAATCTAGCTTCTAACCAAGCTATCCGTTTGATTGGTGTTTTAGTTGGCGCAAACTTGAACCAAGGTAACAACACAGATTTGTTAATCCCAGTTCAAAACACAACTAACTTTTCAGTTAGCAACGTAATCGTTACCAACGCATCTACCAGCTTGTCATCGGCCACTATTGGTCTATACCCAGCCGCTAATGCACAAGGTACAGCTATCGTTGCTGGCGCTACTGCACTATCAGGCAATACCGGTGCTTCAGTAGTTAACCAGTTAACTGTTGCTTCTACTGCAACCCAAGCTGAACAAAATTTGTATGTTCGTATTGGTACAGCACAAGCCGCTACCGCTGACATTTATGTTTACGGTTACGACTTTAGCAACTACAACTTAACAAACCCTATTGGGGCTTAATTAAGTAAGAAGTAAAGGAAAAGCCATCCTCAAAAGGGGTGGCTTTTTTCCTATTTAGACTTATAATTAATCATCCTCATTTAAAGGAAAAATCATGTCACTTCAAACTACAGTATTGCGTGGAAATATCTACGCTTCTTTCTTGGTTTATCCATCTTTAACACCAGCACAAGTTTCCAGTAGCACAACTGTTACCCAAACTTTTACCATTCCTGGCTTAGTTGTTAATGATTGCGTAAATATTTCATTTAATGGGGCACAAACAACCAGCATCAGCATTGTTAATGCTTGGGTTTCTGCCGCTAACACATTAAGCATCCAATTTGTAAATGCTTCTGGTTCTGCTGTAACCCCAGCGGCTGGTACTTACGTTTTGGCTGTTGACCGTTTAGAAGGCACAATTCTGCCAACTAACGCCGCTTAAGGACTGACCATGGCTAACACATCGGTATATCGCTTTATTGGCCCCACAACGGCAATTACCGTTAGTGGAACGTCATCTACTGCTGTAACTATTACCCCAGCCGGCAACGACCAAATCAACTATTGTGGTTTCCTCAATACTGGTGCAAACCCTGTTGCTATTACCATTGCCCCTGTAGTTCAGGGTTCTGGTACAGCACCAGCGGCGGTCTTGCCAACTGGCGGGAATAGCAGTCAATCATTTGTATTGGGCGTAGCAATGTCCCAACCTACAGTCATTGCAGTACCACAAATTTTCAGCATTACCACTATCGGTACTTCTGGAACTTTGTATGTAATGCCAATGGCCGACCAATCATAAGGAATAATTATGGCAAACCCAGGCGTAGCAAATAGTTCAGTAATCAATCTTTTGCCCGTACAGGCCGAATATGATGCCAATGGCAACTGCCTGGGTCTTTTTGGTCAAGGCGGAAACGCATTACAAACACCATTAAATGCTACTAATTTAAATATTGAAGGCAATTTAGTAATTTCTGGTACAAACCCAACATTAGGTTCTGGTTGGGGTACAAATCCTTCTATTCTTGCTAACAACACATTTTGTTTTAAAGTAACCGTTGGTACTGGCGGTGCGGCTAATGGAACAATTAACCTTCCTACTGCACCTAATGGATGGTTAGGATTTGCGGCAGACGTTACTAGCGGCAATGCAGTATTTTTGCAATTAACAGGAAGCACAGCAACTTCAGTAACTTTTACTAGTTATTCAGTTACTACTGGTGCGGCCGCTAATATGACTGCTGGGGACATTGTTCTAGTCAACTGCATCGCTTATTAAGGTCTAGCATGACTAGCCCATCAAATTCTGCGATACAGAATTTACTACCCGTTCAAGCTTATTTTAATCTTGACGGGTCGTTTAATACCTTTATTGGACAAGGAAAGCCGTTTTATGCAACGGCCAATCCTTTTCAATCAGGTTTAACAATTACCAATAGCACACTAGATTCAAGCCCAATTGGTTCAACTAGCCCATCTACGGGTGTTTTTACTAATATCAGCACCACAACTGGCCAAATAACAACCCAGCCAAGCGGTGCAACCGATATTGTTAACTTATTGGCATTGCAATCTTATGCCGCTGGCATTAGCTGGAAACAACCAGTAGCTTGTGCAACCCTTACAAACATCACATTGTCCGGATTACAAACAATTGATGGATATACAACCCTTGCTGGCGACCGTGTAATTGTTAAAAATCAATCAACACAAGCAAATAACGGCATTTACATAGCCGCTTCAGGCGCATGGACACGTTCTTCTGATGCAAATACATGGAATGAATTAGTTTCAGCGATTGCGTTCGTAGAATACGGCTCACAAGCTGGTTCAGCATGGTTCTGCACAGTAACCCCTGGCGGAACATTAGGAACTACCCCTGTAACTTGGTCGCAATTTACAACTTCTGCTACTTATAATGCTGGTACAGGGTTAACCCTTACAGGCTTTACATTTAGCATTACAAATACCGCAATTACAGCCGGTTCTTATGGTTCTGCATCATCTGTAGGTACATTTACAGTCAATGCACAAGGTCAATTAACTGCCGCAAGTAATACAAGTATTGCCATTTCTAACACACAAGTGTCAGGTCTTGGCACAATGTCAACCCAAAATGCAAATAACGTAGCGATTACTGGTGGAAGCATTACAGGAACGCCTATAAGCGGTTCTACAGTTGGTGGTACTACTATCACCGCATCTACTCAATTTAGCGGTCCTGGAACCGGTTTAACAGGTACAGCAAGCAGTCTTTCTATTGGTGGTAACGCCGCAACTGCAACAACGGCTGGAAGCGCAACAACCGCAACTACAGCAACCAATTTAGCTGGTGGTGCAAATGGTTCTTTGCCTTATCAATCAGGAAGTGGTTCAACCACATTTTTGGCCGCTGGAACAAATGGTCAATATTTAACTTTATCTAGCGGTATTCCAGCATGGGTATCTTTGCCAACTAATGTTTCATCATTTAGCGCCGGTACAACTGGATTTACACCTTCTTCACCTTCAACTGGTGCTGTAACGCTTGCTGGTACTTTAAATATTGCAAACGGTGGTACAGGCAATACAACTGGTCAAGCCGCAAGTGTCGCTAATTCCGTTACATTTAATAACAGCGGAACAGGCGCCGCATCTGGCACAACATTTAATGGTTCTGCCGCCCAAACTATTTCTTACAATACCGTTGGCGCATCACCATTAGCCGGTTCTACAAGCTTAACAACCCTTGGAACAGTAACAACAGGCACATGGAACGCTGGAATTATTGCTTTAGCGTATGGTGGAACAAACGCCAATTTAACTGCGGTAGCCGGTGGCGTAGTGTATTCAAGCGCATCTGCTATGGGAATTACGGCCGCCGGAACAACTGGGCAATTCTTAACTTCTAATGGCACAAGCGCCCCAAGCTGGTCAACAGTAACAACTGCAATTACGATTACAGACGACACCAGTTCTGCAACACCTTATTACCCATTGTTTGCCAGGGTAACTTCAGGAACAACCAATACTGAATACACCAGTTCTACAAAACTTAATTACACACCTTCTACTGGTCTTTTGGCCGCAACGTCATTTAGTGGCGCTGGAACAGGTTTAACAGGAACAGCAACTAGCTTAAGTATTGGCGGAAATGCGGCAACTGCAACTTCTGCAACAACAGCGACTAATTTGGCCGGTGGTGTAGCTGGTGCAGTTCCTTATCAATCTGCAACTAATACAACTGGATTTACTGCGGCTGGAACAACTGGTCAAATATTACAATCTAATGGCACATCAGCACCTACTTGGGTAACATTTACAGGTGGTGCAACGATTACAGACGATACAACTACTAATGCTACTCGTTATCCATTGTTTGCCGCCGCCACCAGCGGAACACTTTCGACTGCTTATACATCAAGCACAGAGTTAAAATATAACCCTTCTACTGGTGATTTATCAGCACAACAACAAGTAGCAAGTAATGGTATTTTTGTTAATAATTTAACTGTAGGAACAAGTTACTCAATCGCAAGCGGGTATAGCGGTCTTTCTGTAGGCCCTGTAACAGTCGCAAGCGGTAAATTAGTAACAGTTCCTAGCGGTTCTAGATGGGTGATTCTATGAGTTCAATGGTTCTTTCAGGCGATACAAGCGGTACAGTTACAGTTACAGTTCCAGCCGTAGCTGGTACGAATACATTAACGCTTCCAGCAGTTACTGGAACAATATTAACCAATAAATCAGTTGGAACTGTTTTGCAAGTTGTTAGTACTAATTATGCAGTTGCAACATCTTCCACTTCTAGTACTTTTGTGAGTACAGGTTTATCTGCAAGTATTACACCATTATTTTCTACAAGTAAAATTTTAATTATTTGTAGTACAAGTGGTTCTAATTCTGCTTTTCAACAAGCATCTTCTTTTACAATTTTTAGAGGTACTGTATCTGGAACAAATCTTGGTGATGCTACCTATGGAATGGCAAGACTTTATAATGCTTCTTCACAAGTTGATTCTTCAATTTGTTTAAATTATTTAGATTCTCCAGCAACTACATCCGCAACAACATACACAATGGGAATGAGGGTTGGGTCATCGCCATATACAGTTACTGCTCAACTTGAAAATAGGACTGCAACAATTACATTAATGGAGATTGCAGGATGATTAATTTACATACAGCAATTTTTTTACTTAATCCATCCATTGTTACGATTCGTGGCGATATAGCTTATGACGCTAACGAGCAAGAAGTAGCCTATGACAAAGCTGCCGTAGAAGCTAAATTAGCAGAATTACAAGCCGAAGAAATTGCACAAAAAAAAGCAGAAAATGACGCTAAAGAATCTGCAATAGCTAAATTATCAGCCATTGGCTTAACTGCCGATGAAATTAAAGCATTAACAGGAACAGCATAATGGCATACGGAACAGTCAATGCTGACCAAATAGGCACAAGTGTAGCTGGCTCTAATTTAGGAGCTGGTAACGCTTCTATTATGAAGAACCGCATTATTAATGGTGCGATGGTTATTGACCAAAGAAATAATGGTGGTAGTTTTACTCAGACCACAACTACAACTTATACTCTTGATAGATTTGCATCACAAGGAACTGTAGCCTCTAAATACACAGTCCAACAAAATGCTGGTTCTGTAACGCCACCAGTAGGATTTACAAAATATTTAGGAGTAACATCTTCTTCTGCTTATTCTGTTGGTTCTAGCGATGCTTTTACTATTCAACAATCTATTGAAGGTTATAATATTGCCGACTTAGCTTGGGGAACTGCTAATGCTAAAACTGTTACATTATCATTCCAAGTATATTCAAGCCTAACAGGAACTTTTGGTGGTTCTATTCGTAATGGTGCATTAAATCGTTCTTATCCTTTTACATATTCAATTCCAGTTGCAAACACATGGACATCAATTAGTGTAACTGTTGCTGGTGATACCACAGGTACTTGGGCTACAGATAACTCAACAGGAATAAATATTGTATTTGGACTTGGTGTGGGTTCTACCTATAGTGGAACAGCAGGAACATGGGCTGGAACAAACTACAACACAGCCACAGGAGCAATATCCGTAGTAGGAACAAGCGGAGCAACCTTTTACATTACTGGTGTTCAACTAGAAGTAGGAAGCATTGCTACTGGATTTGAGTATCGTCAGTATCAGCAAGAGTTAGCTTTGTGTCAGAGATATTATGAAAATACTATTTATACTGGATTAGGACAAACAGCAGTTTCAACCACAGCAACTACTGCTGGAATATATAACTTTTATCAATGGAGTTATAAGGTTACTAAAAGAGCTTCACCTACTGTCGGTTTGGCTACTGGTTCGTATAATGGTAGTAGCGCAACAATTTATTCAACTGCCTCAGATTCATGGTGGAGCGCAGGAGGAAACTTTTTTGCTGCTGGTACATCAGGAAACATTGCATTAACTGCTACTGCGGAACTATAAAATGTATAAATTACCAATTACTCAATTAGGGCTTGATGGAAAACCTATAGAAAATAACAGCGTAATTCGCTTAAGCGATAACGCAACCATCCCTTTTGACTCAGCCAATACAGACTACCAAGAATATCTAAAATGGGTTAGCGAAGGCAATGTTGCCCAGCCAGCAGATACACAAGGAACAGCATAATGTCGATTGTCCTCGATGGCTCGCAAGGAGTCACATTCCCTAATGGTACTAATCCACAAGCTGCACCTAGTAAAGTGTTGCAAGTGGTTAATGCTACTTATTCAACGCAAACAAGCAATTCAACAAGCACACTTGCTGATACTGGATTAACTGCAACCATAACTCCTTTATTTTCTACAAGCAAAATTTTAATTTGTGTAAATCAATGTGGTTTAGATAAAGATTCATCAAATGCTGGCAATGCTATTGATTTATGGATACTTAAAAATGGTTCTAATTTAATTAGATTGGGTGGATATACAGCATATACAAACTCCACTTTAAGAAATATTGTTGGCTCACTTTCTTCATCTTATTTAGATTCACCAGCAACAACTTCCGCATTAACATATAAAACTCAATTTATGAATGTGGCAAATGTGGCATCTGTTACTGTGCAAAGCCAAGGCGTTACTTCAACAATTACTTTAATGGAAATTGCCGCATGATAACCCAAGAGCAAATTAGCGTAATTTATAAACTATATCCTAATGTAGTTCGTACAGTAGGTGATTTTGCTTATGATGCAGACGGCAATGAAGTATCTTACGATTTAGCCACAGTTACAGCACAGGCTGAAGCTGATGCACAAGATGCCATAGCTGCAAAGGCTTCTGCACTAGCTAAACTAACAGCATTAGGACTAACACAAGCTGAAGTAACAGCATTAATAGGATAAATATGAATTATCAATGGAAAATATTAGAAGTCTTTGCTCAAGATGAAGTGATTACAGGATGCAAATATCATCTTGTAGGAACAGATGGTGAACTTTCAGTAGAAACTGAAGGTAATTATTACTTTAATGAACCAAGCGAAAAAGTGCCTTTTGCTGATGTAACCGAACAAATGATAGCTGATTGGTTAGAGAAGGAAGCTATTTTTGATGGCAAAAATCATATAAAATTAGGTGTAGAAACGCAAATTAATGCTTTAAAAACGCATAAACCAATTGTAGCGCCTTGGTTATCAGATACTTTTACGGTGGAATAATATGGCCCAGCCAATTGACATTATTAGCGGTGCATTAAAAGATATTGGCGCTTTAGCGGCTGGCGAAACACCAACTGCGGATTCTGTCCAAGATGCGTTTTTAATGTTAAACGATATGCTAGACCAATGGTCCAATGAATCCATGATGGTCAGCTATAAGACTGAAATCATATTCCCCATTACACCAGGTCAAATTCAATACACAATCGGTCCTGGTGGCACTATTGGGGCTAACTTTACCGGTTCTATTACTGGAAACGTTTTAACTGTAACGGGTATTACCCAAGGTGCGTTGGCATTAGGGCAAACCCTAAGTGGAACAGGAATTGCAAATGGCACAACTATTACTGCGTTTGGTACAGGCGCCGGCGGGAATGTTAATGACAACGGCACATATACTGTTAGCATTAGCCAAACAGTTGCTTCAACTGCCATTAACGCTTATTATCAGCGCCCTCTTGCTATTCAGTCTAGCTTTGTGCGAATTAATACTAATAGTAACGGTACTCCTATTGTTAACGGGGGCTTGGACTATCCCGTTGCAGTCCTCAATCTTGAAAATTATGAAATGATTGGTTTAAAGACCTTATCAGGTCCTTGGCCAAAAGCCATGTATTACCAACCTAGTGACCCATTAGGCAATATTTTTGTATGGCCAAATCCATCCCAAGGTGAAATGCACATTTTTGCTGACACATTGTTTACACGTTATGGAACGGTATATGACAATATTGTGTTGCCACAAGGCTACGTATTAGCCCTAAGATGGTGTCTTGCAGAACGTTTGGCACCTATGTATGGAAAAAATGACCCAACGGCTATGGCCATGATTAGCAAGTTTGCGGCACAAGCAAAAGCAACCTTGAAACGTACTAATATGCGCCCAATCCAAGCTTCAACATTTAGTGATGCTTTGTTGGTTGGACGTCAAAAAGATGCTGGATGGATATTAACTGGCGGTTTCTTAAGATAAAAGGGGCTATATGCCGGATTTTGGATTTATTGGCCCATCATACGAAGCCCCGTCCATCTATCAAGATGCACAGGAATGTATTAACTTTCGCCCTGAAATTGACCCATTAAAACAACCAGGTCAAAACGGGGTAGTAGCTTTGTACCCTACGCCTGGACTAACGGTTGCCGCCCAATTATTTAATCAAGCAGAAGTACGTGGTATGCGTACCGTTTCTGGCGGTCAATATTGCGTTGCAGTATGCGGTCAATATGTATATGTTTTAACGTCTAGTTTAACGCCTACTCTAGTAGGTACTTTAAATAGTAGTTCTGGCCATGTAGGCATAACAGACAATGGACAATCTGTTTACATTACAGACGGTACTTATCGTTACACATGGCGTATTTCTAACCCAGCTTCAGCACAATTTGTTGGTTCAGTTACGGGTACAACGCTAACTGTCACATTAATGAAATCTGGCACGATTGCTGTAGGGCAACAATTATTTGGTATTGGCGTTACCCCAGAAACCATTATTACTGCACTTGGCACCGGTACTGGCGGGGTAGGCACATACACAATCAACCTTAGCCAAACTGAAGCATCAGAAGTGTTTAATTCTTCTGCTGTTGCCGCTAAGGTAACTGGTTCTATTTCTGGAAATATCTTGACAGTAACAGCCGTAGCAAACGGAACGCTTTACCCAGGTCAAACTATTCAAGGTGCTGGCGTAACTGCTGGGACCATTATTACAGCTTTAGGCGGTTCTGCGGCTATTAGCTATAGCATTACGTCCGGTGGTTCAGGATATGCCGTAGGTGACACTATAACGGTTGTAGGCGGTATTTATAGCCAGCAAGCAACTTATACAGTTGCAAGCATTGGCGGTGGTGGTTCGGTTGCAACTTTAACAACGGTAAATTACGGCGTTTATACAGTTAATCCTGGAACTCCAGCCAGCACTACAACTAGCGGCAATGGTTCAGGGTTAACCCTTACATTAACGTTTGGTACTGGTACTGGTGGTACAGGTAGCTATGTAGTTAACGGTTCGCAAACCGTTGGTTCTGAAACCATGTACGCCCTTAACTTTAGCGTTTTGCCTAGTTCTGATGGCGCATTTAGCGGCGGTACAGTCGTTGATATTGTGGATAACTATTTTGTTTACAACCGACCAAACACGCAACAATACGGTTGTTCTAACATTCTATCCCCCATTTCCAGTCAATTAAACTTTAGTTCAAAAGACGGCGCACCGGATAATTTAGTATCTATTGTTGTATCTAATCGTGAAGTGTTTTTGTTAGGCGAAACTTCTTCTGAAGTTTGGATTGATGCTGGATTGTTCCCATTTCCATTTCAACGGATTCCGGGAACAAATACCCAGCATGGCATTGCCGCCCCATTTAGCGCCGCCAGAATAGGTAATTCATTTGCTTATGTAAGCCGCAACATTCGTGGCCAAGCCCAAATAATGATGATGAACGGCTATGTACCTACACGCATTTCTACCCATGCTGTAGAAAATACGCTAGTGGACCAATACATTGAAGATGCTATTGCCTATACATACCAATTAGAAGGCCATGAAGTATATGTAGTAACGTTCCCAACAATTGATATAACTTGGGCATACGATATATCTACTGGAATGTGGCATAAATGGCTATCTGTTGATAACCAAAACGTATTCCATCGGCATCGTTCTAATTGCCAAGCTAACTTCCAAAACATGAATTTAGTTGGTGATTACCAAAACGGTCTAATTTATATGTTGGACCAAAATAATTACACCGACAATGGCAATGAAATACGCCGGGTTCGCAGATGCCCCCATCTGGTTAGTGATTACCAACGTGAATATTTCCACGAATTACAGATTTATTTTCAGCCAGGCGTAGGTTTGTCTAATGGCCTTGCGGCTAATGAAGTGCCACAAGCTATGTTGCGCTGGTCAGATGACGGTGGTTCAACTTGGTCTAATGAACATTGGACTTCTATTGGTGTTCAGGGTGCCTATAAAAACCGTGCCATTTGGCGCAGATTAGGATTTGCACGGGATAGGGTATTTGAAGTTGTTGTAACCGACCCAGTTAAAGCAGTCATTATTGCCGCCAACCTCAAAGCAGATGCGGGGTCTAACTAATGGCTACACAAAACAATGGAGTATGGACTAATACTCAAAGCAACCCTTATCCCCAGTCGCCCATAGTTGATGAACAAACCAAGCGCCCAACACGTGCTTGGCAACAGTATTTTTTGAATTTGCTAAACTTTTCTTCAGCTACAACAGCTACAAAAGGTTCCGAAAATCTACCTTCTAATCCGGCTGGATTTATTAACATTACTGTTAATGGCCAACCAATGAAAGTGCCTTATTACAATCCATGAACGAAATTATTGAACAATTAAATGCAAACGTTCCTAATAAAGAACAAATAGACCGTTTGCAAGAAGAAATATCAAAAATGCCACAAGCTAATGTGGTTACTGAACATTATTTTTCAGATGGAATGTATTGCAGAAAAGTATTTAGAAGCGCTGGTACTTTGATTGTTGGCAAAGTTCATAAAAAAGAACATTTCTTTTTGTGTGCAAAAGGCGAAATTATAGCTTGGACAGAAAAAGGTATGAAAAAGCTGGTTGCCGGCGATATAATTGAGTGCAAAGTAGGGACTAAAAGGGTTACTTTAGCCACTATGGATTCTATTGGTGTAACTGTTCATAGAACAGATAAAACTGATTTAGATGATATTGAAGCTGAATTAATTGAACCTGACGAAAAGGCACTTTTTGATTCCGGCAACAATCTGAAAGACTGGGCATTAGAACTTCAGAATAAGTTATTGAAAGGTAATTAATATGTCATTTATAGCCGCCGCCGCAATTGTAGGGGGAACTACCCTAGTTGGGGCATATATGTCATCCCAAGCTTCACAAAATGCCGCTGGTCAATACGCCAATGCCGCTAATCAAGGTATTCAATACAACGAACAAATGTATAACAACATTTTGGGCCAAAATCAGCCATACATGAACGCTGGTCAAACTGGACTTGGACTTTATACAAATTTGGCTAATAGCGGTTATTTGACTGCTAATCCAACAATGAACGATTTAACTGCTTTAATGCCAAATTATCAATTTGGATTAACTCAAGGTATAGGTCAAACAAATGCACAAATTAATGCTGGCGGTGGTTATTTAAGCGGCAATGAAATCCAAGGCGCTAATACTTTTGCCCAAAATTATGCTGGAAATGCTTTACAAAACGCATTTAACAATTATCAAGTTAACCGTTCAAACGTAGTTAGCAACGTAAATGCTTTAACTGGTATTGGTACTCAAGCAAATCAAACGGTTGCAAATGCGGCCGCTGGTACTTCTGCAAACGTTTCTAATACGCTTTCATCAATTGGTAATGCACAAGCGGCTGGAACTATGGGTTCTGCTAATGCTTACACAAGCGGTTTAAACAATATTAGCAACTACGCTATGTTGTATGGTTTAAATAAAATGAACACGCCAACCCCAACGCCTGTACCGGTTTAATAGGAAATAATATGGCTGAATTTACTACGGATTTAAATCCAAAATCAAATTATATGTCGCTTGGCGATATGATGAAAATGGGTCTTTACGGGGCTGAAACACAAATTGCCCAACGTGAAGCACAAATGGCTCATGCAAAGGCTAAAGAATTGCCATTGGTACAAAGCTTTTTATCTGGTCCTGATAGCAAAGATGAAAATGGACAATATGATTTGGACAAAGTAAATACTGTATTGCCTACTATTGCCCCTATTAGCGGCCCTGATTATGCAAGCAAAATTAATGGTTTAGTTAAAAACCATACTGAAGCTACCAAAGCCAAAATGGATTTATCCAATACAGCACGTGGCGTTATGGGTTCTTTTTATGGCGCACACGCCGCCGCTGGTACACAAGACCCAGAAGAAGTTAAAAAAGGCATGATTCATCTTGCTGAACAAATGCCAGAATTAAAACCTTACATTGCACCAGCTTTACGTAATTTAGAAAATGTTCCGGCTGGACAAGCTTTTAACAAAGCTTTGTATCAAGCACGTAATGAATTTATGTCAACACCGCAACAAATTGAAGCATTTGCACCTAAAGCTGGAATGTCTAAAATTGGTGGTGCAGACGTTCCAATTGTTACAAGACCATCTGTTATGGGTGAAGCACCTAGTGTTACCCCAACGCAGTTTGGTAGCGGTACTGGTGGATATAGTGCTGGTGGCACAACAGGTGCTACAGCACCTAAACCAACAACGGAAGAAACTGGAAAACGTATGCCAGCTATTGTTAACTATGGTGCTGGTCTTAAATATACTCAAGACCCTTCATGGTTTAATCTTAATGATGCCCAGAAAAAAGTCTATGACAAAGGCGATGAAATGGTTAATTCTATTGGTGCTGGTCTTAAAGCGGCCAAAGATATTCAGCAACCAATTCGCAAAGTTGAAGAATACATTAATAGCGCAAGTGGTTCTAAGCTTTATCAAACTTTACAAGCTGGCGGTAAATACGCATGGGGCAATTCTGATTTAGATTCATTAGTCAAAAACGTTGCTTCAATTCAAGCTAGAAATGCTGAAGTTATGGGATTGTCAAAAACTGACCATATGCAAGATTTAAACGCTAAATTAAGTGGTAGTGAAAAAATTGACCCTAAAGCATTGGCTGGTGTTATGCAACAAGTTAAAGCTGATGCCGTGGCTGCTGAAAAATATAACAACGGATTGCAAAAATTTGTTGAAAAGCATGGCGATATTAATGGCCGTATTTTGGCAACTAAATTCCAACAAGCTTGGGCAGAAAATTATGACCCACGTATTTTCCAACAACAAGACATTGAAAATTCCAATTTGCCAGAAATTGATAAGCAAAGACGTATTGCAGAACTTCATTCAACAATGACAAAAGATGAATATAAAGAACTCGACAATAAAGCTAAAGTTCTTTACCGTTTAGAAAAAGGTCTATATCAATAATGGCTGACCCAACATTAGATGATGACATTCCGGGGTTTAAAACACCCTATTCTGGTACTGATAAAGTTGGCGTTACCGTAGGGCCAGCGCCGGCTTCTTTTGCCAATGCTAAACCTATTTCAGTAAGTACGGCACAAGGTCCAGATATTTCCGACCTTCAGCCTGACCTTAAAGAACGTGTTGATGCGTTGCGGGAATTGTGGAAAAACAATAAAGAATTAAACCCAAAAGGCGAAGATTTGCCTATTACTAGCGGTTATAGAACTAAAGAACAGCAACGTCAGCTTTATTTAGACCGCATTAAAAATCCTAATTTAGTAGCGGAACCTGGCAAAAGCCGTCATGAAAAAGGTGATGCAATTGACATTCACCCACGGGTTCCAGACTTATTATTAAATCAAGTAGGTTTGCACCGTCCATATGGCGCTAAAGACCCAGTTCATGTTCAAATTAATCCAGATTTGCCTTATGAACCAACCCCATATGACGTAGAAGCAGACACGGATGTACCTGGCTTTAAATCTACATACAATCCCAAAGGGCCTACTGCCGCACAAGAAATGGGTGCCATGTATGAAGAAGTTAAGAAAGCCCCTGGCAACCTAGCTAAAACATTTGCTTCTGCCGCTGATACAGTTTTAAATGCTATTCCGGCTACAGCCCAATTTGTTGCAGAACCAGTAGCTAAATTAATTGACCGTATTGGTGATACTAAAGTTGCAGAAGAAGCATTGCAAAAAGCAACTAGCTATTTTGATAGACCAGTTGGCAAAGCTTTTGGAATTACTAAAGACCCTGTTTATAACGCTGAAGCTACCCATCAAATTATGGATTACGTTGGTGAACACGCTGACCGTGGCGCCCAATGGATTGCTGATAATACTGGTATGGATAAGTCAGATGCCGCATGGTTTATTAATGCCGCCGCACTTAAGGCCGCACCATATGTAGCACGTGGCGCTAAAGCTACTGCCGCCAAAATTGGTGAAGTTGCAACTGCTGAAAACGCTGGCAATTTGCTTTCTGAAATAAGTGGCAAATTAACTTCTGCAAGCCCATATAACACTAAACGTGCGTATGCGGCTGGATTTGAAAAGAACCCAGCAATTTTACGTTATTCAAAAGAAGGTGAAGTTTCAGCACCGGATGTTGTAAGTAATGTACGCCAAGCATTACAAAATGTTAAAGAAAATAGAAAACAAGCGTATCAACAAGGTATTCAAACAACCAAAGGCAATCAAGTCTTTTTAGACTTTAAACCTATTCGTGAAGCATTTAATGAAACTTTGGAATCGCTTAAATCTAAAGGTGTTGGTGGCGTAGAAGCTTCCAAGGCTGGCCCTGAAACAATGGGTAAAGTAAAAGAAATTGAAGCTATTTTGAACGAATGGGAATCAAAGCCTGAACTTCATACTGCGGGTGGTTTAGATGACCTTAAACAAAGATTGGATGATGTTTATTCCCAAAGCATGACTGACCAAGCCAAACGCATATTAAGCACAACACGTAACAAAGTTAAAGAAACCATTGTTAAGCAAGACAAGAATTATGAAAAAACAATGGCTGATTATGAAAAAGGCCTTGAATTAGAACGTGAAATTGAAAAAGCTTTAAGTCTTGGCGACAAAACTGGTGTTGATACCACAATTCGTAAACTTGCCCAAGTATTTTCAAACAAAAGCACGTTAAGCAAACAATACCGTTTAGAACTATTGCAAGAACTTGAAAAAGTGGGTGGCAAAGACGTTATTGATAAGCTTGTTGGCTATGCTATGGGTCAAACCACTCCAGGTGGTTTACAAATGATAGCTGACGTATTAGTTGGAACTGGCGCACATTTTCTTGGAAGTCCAGAAGCGGCGGCAACAACTATAGCAACTTTAGCGGCCGCACAAAGTCCTAAAGCGGCCTTGTATAGTGCCTATGGTGCCGGACGTACTGCACGTGCATTAAGTGATGTTGGGGCCAATGTAAAATCCCAAGTTGCTAAGGGTAAAACAAAATTAAGTGAATTAACTTCTAGGAAATAACTATGGCAAGCGTACTTTTATCCCCAGTTGGTAATGGCCAACAATTTTTTGATAACAACGGTGTGCCATTAAACGGTGGACTAATTTATCAATATCAGGCTGGTTCTAGCACTTTATTGACAACTTACACTACCAACAACGGTACAGTTGCTAATCCCAATCCTATTGTTTTGGATTCTAGCGGTCGCACCCCAAATGAAATTTGGATGCAAACAGGTTACAGTTATAAATTTGTAATTCAAACTTCTACTGGCACTACGTTACAAACCTTAGATAATTTATATCCAATTTTGCAAAATGCGCCATCTAGCGCACCAGCATTACCAACTGGCGCTATCATTTTTTGGTCAGGAAGTATTGGTTCTATTCCTTCAGGTTATGTGCTTTGTGATGGTACAAATTCAACACCTGACTTACGTGACCGATTTGTAATTGCCGCCGGTAATAATTATGCAGTTGGCGCAACTGGTGGTTCTGCTGATGCAATTGTAGTAAGCCATACACATAGCATTAATGACCCAGGCCACGTTCACGGAATTTTTAGTACAACTATTGCTGGACAACCAGGTAATCAAGTTGGTGTAAGAAGCGGAAGTCAAACTACAGATACCGCATTTACAGGTATTTCTATTAATACTGCCGGTGTAAGCGGAACTAATGCTAATCTTCCACCATACTACGCATTAGCGTACATCATGAAAACATAATAGGTGATGTATGGTAGATATTGACCCAGTTAAAGTCGGTGTAATGTGGCAAAAAGTTGAAGCAATGGAACGTGAAATGAACGAAATGCGCCATGATATCAAAACCCTTTTAGCTATGGCAGAACGTTCTAAAGGTTCTTTATGGGCTTTAATGGGAGTAGCATCTGTAGTCGGTGGCTTTATTACTATTATTGTTGATGTATTTTTAAATAAAAAATGAACGAACAACTTGAATCCGCAAAAGAAGTAGCTGGCAAATCTATTGGGCAACATGGATTGGCTTACATTACAGCAATTATTGTCATCAGCGTTGCCGCAAGCATATTTTTAGATTCTTCTAAAATTGCCGCTGTTATTGGTATGGCTGGCGGTGCGATTATGGCTATCATCAATATGATGAACGCAGTATCAGGGACTACGGAAAAAGAAGAAAAACCTGAATTTGCTGTTATTCAAAATTTGATTGAAAAATTAGACCATTTAGCTGACAAAGAACCCCCAATGTCTGTAACTGTTGATGGCGATAAAGTTACTGTTACCAAAGGTTCAGATACTATTACTACAAAAAAATGAACGAAATCTTTACCCATATTCTTACAGGCAAAGATAATCAAACCCACGACATTGCACGTTGGGCATGGATGCTTGGTTTTTTGGTGGTTTCGGGTGCCGCAATTTATTTAATTTATTCTGGCAAAGAAATTAGTCTTACAGAACTAGCTGGCGCACTTGGCATTGTTTCAGGTTCCGGTGCCGCCGCCGTAGCTGGTAAACACATGGCTGGTGCTGAACCAGAACAACAATGATACCTTATGCAAATTACATCAAAATTGGTTTATGTCTTGTATTTATATGCGGTGTGTTTTTCGCTGGCTGGCATACTAGGGATAGGGATTTTACTATTTACAAAGACCAGGTCCGTATTGCGGCAGAAAAACAAATTGCGGAAAATGAATCAATTAAGAAGCAACAAGAAATAACTAATAAAGGAATCAAAGATGAATATGATGCGAAATTGGCTTTGTTACGCCAGTATTATGCTAACGGGGTGCGCCAGCCAACCAGTACCGGTGCCATGTCCGGCATTTCCTCAACCGCCAAGTTATCTGATGCAATCGCCGCCTACAATCAACTTGCTTCCGACTGTGCAATCACAACCTTACAAACCGTGACACTTCAGAAGTGGCTGACCGAACAAATGAGTATTAAATGAATAATGACCAATTAGTTGCTTTAGGGATTGACCAAAAGTGGTTAGAACCGTTACAAAACACGTTTGATAAGTACGACATTAGTACCCCAGAAAGACAAGCGGCTTTTATAGGGCAATGCCAACATGAATCTAATAATTTTAGAGTTTTGGAAGAAAACCTTCATTACTCCGCTGATGGACTTATGCGTGTTTGGCCCAGTAGATTTCCTGATAGAAACATGGCTGAACAGTATGCGAACAACCCAGAAAAAATAGCCAATAAGGTCTATGCTGGGCGCATGGGCAATACAGAATACGAAGATGGATGGAAATACCACGGTAGGGGCGTAATACAGCTTACTGGCAAGGATAACTATGCGTTCTGCGGTTCAGCTATCAAGCAAGACCTGTTATTGAATCCTGAACTGTTGGTACAGCCAGAATGGGCTGTTATGTCGGCTGGCTGGTTTTGGAACAAAAAAGGGCTAAATGCCCTCGCTGATTTTAAAGATTACACCGAAATGACTAAAAGAATTAACGGCGGTACCTTGGGTTTAGATGACAGAATTGGTAAAATTAATAACGCATTGCAAATATTAGGGGCATAACATGGCTACAAATTTTAAAGTTGAAGGCAAGCTTGGCAATTCGCCAAAGTCACATTACATCGTTTTGCGTGAACATGAAAAGCACACAGAACATGAATTGACCAGATTAAAAGAAAAACTAGACAAGCATATTAATTTACCTATGGAAAAGGCCCACAAGCCTGAAGGTAAGGGTTCCAGCCAAAAAGCGGCACCCCTACCTAATATGCGTAAATATTAACGAATACGGGCTACTTTAGCCTTACGTAGTACGTGTTCGTATTGTTCTTTAGCGTGGTCATCTAAGCTACGAAGTGGAAGGTTTTGATAATACTTCCACTTATCCCTATATTCTTGAAGTTCTGATGGCGGAACCCAGCCAGATAAACGCCAGCGAATAGTAATGTCGGTTCCAGCGGCGGTCCAAATGTGGTCATTCATTATCAAATCCTTTATAGTCAACAGTCATTTTTTCTGCAAATGTTGAAGTATTGGTTTCTATAAAATAAATACCGGAAACCATGCCAGCTTCAAAAGCTTCACGAAACAAAGCTTTTATATCTTCATCCCCTTTTTCGTGTGTAAAGTTTGAGGAATACCAATTTTCAAATACGTCTTTGGCGGCTTTCATGAATGGAACACTCCTATTCTATATCCGTAAGTAAATACAACAACAGCGGCAATTACAAAACCCAAAAGTCCGCTAAGTAAAATTTCCTTTAGTTCTTTCATTTGTTTATCCTTTCTTACCTTGTTTTCATGCGCTAATAATTCGTCATAAGATTTGCGGTCGCCCCAGCCCTTATCAATCATGCGCTGGCGTTGTTCAAACTTGGCTTGCGCCTGGTAATACCGTTCTGCATCTTTTTCTGATTGCAACATTCCATGCCCCTTATTTAGAAGTAACTTTGAGTGTGATTACTGCGGTGGTTTTGGTGTGTTTAGCAATAAGTTCTGCTGGAACGTTTGCTTCTGCAAATACGGCTTTATTGTCAACGGTCGCACGTTGTGAAAGGATAACGCAAGCTTTAAACAAATTGCCTTCTACATGGCCTTCTTGTTGTTTAAGTTCGTTCTTAATAATTTCTGCCTGTTTTTCTAGGTCAGCGATTTGGGCTAACAACATACCCAATTGGTCAACTTTACTTAACTGAATGTCAATTGCTTTCATGATTTTTTCCTTTGTCTAATCACGGCACCGTTGCCGTATTAGTAATTTACTAAAGAAAACTTCACTACGCAACAACTATTTTATTAGGACATACCCTTAGTTGTTAAAAAACAACGGTAGGCGTGAATTTGGCAACTACTAGCTGGTGGGAAGAAATGGGGAAAATTCCCACCTTGTTGCATCCTTCAACGCCCCATTGACCGCCTTATTTATGATTGTTCTTCAACTGCCAAAATTCTAACAGTTTGGTGAACATCAGCCAGTAGCGGTCTAAATCTGCTAAATCGTGTTCTATAAGCTTTACTTGGCCTATATGAGTACTTGATACAAAAAGATTGGCGCAACGTGCCTGGGGCATATTAAAACCCATGCGGTACGCCGCTAATTGCATACCGTGTTCCGGGTAAATATCTACTTTAGACAAGTCGCCTTCTTTGGTTTTTATATCAACCACTATGCCGGTAAACAAATGATTGGCTTTAACGTACAAATCGCATTTGCCGCCAAATCCTAATTCATGGGCAAATGAATGTTCTGGCAACCAAAGTTGTGGCCCAAAGTAAGCGTTTAAAGCTTCTTCCACGGGTCGGCACATTGGAATGGCTTCTGGTATCAAGTGACCTTCAAAAAACGCCTGAATGGTCGCATGAATAGCCGTACCACGTTCTGCCGCCAATTTGCCAGTTTGTTTGGAATCTAGCATAACCCTTTCAAGCCATGATTCTTCCGTTTCACCTTCCGCTTTAGGAAGCGTTAAAGCACTTAATAGGACCTGTTGTTGCTTCCATTGGTCCAAGCCTGGCCGTGCCGCAACTCCCAATATTGTTGTGACAGATGGACATAGGTTGAGGGTGCGGGCATCACGTAAGGTCGTTCCTCTTTCTTTGCCATTTTTTCCAATGGTTGTATAGGCTGGATTGCCTTGGCGGTCATACCAATGTCCACTTTCACTTTGCCGTTCTTTAACTAGCATTTTTTGGTTTTTTTCCACGTTTAGGTTTTATTTCATCAGTTGTAATGTCGTATTCAGTTGTTTCTTCAAATTCGACATGGACTGGCATATTAACAAATTTGTTACTAAATTCGCCGCACCAATCTTGCTGTGATTTATTTTCTATGTGGGGAAAACGCTTGCAAACTCCGTATTGGTCGCTGATTTGCCCAGCGTACCATTTGCAATCAATACATTTCATAATTATCCTAATTGATTAAGAATTAAGTTTCTGTTGTCAGAATCCAACACCCTGTCCGCACATTCACGGACAATGGCATTGGTAAACTGGGATAAATCTTCAATGCTGAAACCAATTATTTCCTGTTCATCATCGTATCCAACTTCCCGGTGTGTTTTCAGGGTGTAGGTTTCAGTCAAAATACATTTAATAGCTGGTTTCATACATTTTTCCTTTCTAGAATGGAATATCGTCATCCAATTCTGATTCGCTGGGAACTGATACCGAATGTGGTTCAAAAGTGTTTCGGTATTCAGCAGACTTTTTAATCAGGTTTTGCAACCCTTCCGACAACTTGTCGAACTTAGCTTGGTCAAATGGGTCCAGGCTAAATATCAACAATTCATTGATACCGGTTGGTTCGCCTAACTTTTTCATAGCGGCCGGTACTTGACTGATGCTTGCAATGTTGGCGTATTTTTTATCGTTGTAATCTGAATGGGTAATCGCCACCATGCAAAACTTTCCAAGCAATACTTCAAGATTAAATCCATCAAGTTCTGCTTGGGTAAATTCTTTGCCCCGCCAAGCTTCTAAATCCTTGCGTAGCGTTGCTTTTTCATCTAGGGAAAGGGTGTATCGCTTTGACACAACCAATGGCTTACCATCGTCCATAGCTAATGGATTGCCGTCATTATCTTCACCGTGCAACTCAAACATACAAATAATTTTGCGTTGCATTTTTTTCTTACCCATCCATTCAGTTGTTTGGGTGCCAATATCAATAATGCGATACAGACGTGCCAAAAAGCTTCCTGGGGGTGGAAGTTTGAAATCGGTGCTACCACTACTGTTTTGTTTAGCTACTATCATTTTTTTATCCTTGTCCAAAAATTGTTCCAAATTCATTAAATAATTCCGTTAATACTTGATTCTTTACAGGTTTAGGCTTACCGCAAGCCGCACGAATTACTGCAATATCGTCTGGTGATGCGTAGTCATGTTCAATGTTTTCCAAAGCTTCTTCTAAGCGTTCTTCAAACTCTTGCATTACTTGGGCCATTTCATCCATGTCAACTCCTTTATTTTTCACGGCACCATTGCCGTACTTCAGAATTTAAAGTAAACTTTACCGAAAGTAAAGCAATATTTACCACGTGAGGAAAATAAATGACAGATGCACAAATCATTGACCTATTGGGCAAGCCAGCAAAAGTAGCTAAGTTGTGTGGCGTATCAGTCCAGGCGGTGTGTCAATGGCGTAATAACGACAGTATTCCGTTTGGCCACCTAACAACAATGGCCGCCACAATCGAAAAAGAATCGCATGGTTTAGTCACCAGAAAAACGTTGTTTCCAAACAATTGGTGGTTAATTTGGCCAGAACTAAAAAACATTTGATGTAAACTTGCTGTCCGTTCTTAGCTGGGGATTCACCACCACCAGCGGCTAAGACGAAAGTGCTACTGGGGGAATAAAGGATGTAACAGCACACAAGTCGGTGGCGAAGCTAGTGCCGATTCCTTGAACGACTGGCGGGTTCTGTGGCTCCGAACAGGTAAAACAGTTGAAGGCGAACCAGGTGGGCTAGGTTCGTCCACCAAACGGTAATGTAGCTTTTATACAACATAATAAAATATCTATACTTCTAAAGAAATCTTTAGTATGATTCAAGTACGGTTATGTGACCGTGAATGAAAAGGACTAAAAATGTTTGAACAGTTTTGGAAGTTATATCCACGAAAAGTAGCAAAGAAAGCCGCACAAACCGCATTTCAACGGCTTTCAAAAGATGACCAAGAAAAATGTGTTGAATCTATTGAACAGCACGTTGCATATTGGAAGTTAAAAGAAACAGCAACAGAATTTATTCCCCACGCAAGCAGTTGGATTAATGGATTACGGTTTCTTGACGAATTGGACATGACCCCAAAAGAAATGAAACGGCCAGCATTGCCTTGGTATAGTAATGATGAATTAACTATCGCCAAAGGGCGGGAATTAGGATTAAATGCTTACGCCGGCGAATCAATGGCCCAGTATAGACAGCGAATCAGCCAAGCAATTGGAAAGGT